TAGCTTCACGGATTGTTTGCTCTTCCTGCTCACGCTTTTCGCGTTCATCGTAGGTAGAGAAATCAAACTGTATAGGATCGGTCATTGTAATCCGGGTCTAACATTTGTTGGTTTACGCCATGGAGACATTGAGTTTCTGTGGTCAATAACTTTTTGAGCAGCTTCTTTTTTAGTAATAGAACCATCACCATTTTTATCAAGACCACGGTTTTGGTCATAAGCTCTACCAGTGTATCCACTCATAGCACCTTGACCAAAGAGAACATAGTCATCACCTTTACCTACAGCAGCAGGGAATAGGATTGCCATGTAGAGATCATCAAGATTCCCTCCTCTTATACCTTTGTCCGAAAAATACATATCAACATACTTTAATTGTTCTACTCTCGACATCCTTGCAAGTGCCTCAGTTGTAGTTCCCAATCCTTTTGCTGTAGATGGCATGAACTGAATAAGACCAGTTGCACCAGAATTATTCAAGTTTTTCTGAGCAGGATCAAAAGTTCCTCCCGTCTCAAAACTCATCACAGCATACAGGTCATTTTCATTCAAATTATATTTCTGTGCAAGGTTTGTAACGGCTTGTTGGAATGGTATATCATTTGCAACTGCTTTTGGAACTCCTCCTGCTTGATATCCACCACCTGAAGTATTTTGACTGCTGGTAATAGGTGCTGTTGATCTAACATTAGATCCAATAACCAGACCACCATTCTCAATAAAATTCTTTGGATTTACTGTCTTTGATGATAACGCAGTCGCTGGGTCATATGCCTTTGAGTAATCAAGATGTAGGTGAGGACCACCAGATAGTCCAGTGTTGCCGCTGGTTCCGATTACAACTGCTCTTCCACCACCTGCAGATCCAGCACCAACTCTCTGTCCTTTCTTGACGTATACCTTATCCAGGTGCGCCATCTTAACATACATTCCATTGTCTAGCAAGACAGTAACAAAGTTTCCATACCCACCATTATAACCAAGACCAACATCAACAACCTTACCTTTCGCAACCATCGTCAATGGTTTGCCGATCGGCAGAGCATAGTCTTCACCAGTGTGCCCTCTTTCTCCACCCATACCGTGGACACGAGCACTACCTCTTGATCCAGCCATACCTGGAATATAGTTTCCATAGTCCTGACCACCTTCATCAACAAGTTTTTGTCCACCTTGTGATGTATAGACTGCAGGACCAGCTGGTGCTGGTGCAGTGGTGGTAGGTGCTGGTGTAGCAGGTGTAGCAGGTGTTCTAGGAGTTTCTGCTGCAGGTTGCTCTTGTTGCTGCTGTTCAGGCATTTCTGCTGCCTTATTCAGTTCACTAAAATCAATAGGTTCCTTCAAGATCTCGAACGCCGAATCAATATTCTCACCCATCAAATCGAAAGATGTATTCATCTCGTCGATTGCTACACTAAGTCTTCCTTCACTATCTGCAAAATCAAGAGTAATAAGATTCATACCAGCAGCACTTATCACACTACCCATATTCACAAAGAAGTTTGTGGTATTTGTAAGAAAATCTTTTAAAACACCTGCTACTCTTTTTATCTTATCAATAACACCTTCGATAGTTTTAATAATCAGAGGTAGATTTCTGACTGCCCAAGCAACCAACATTGCTCCAAGGAAGTCTGCTATTCTTCCTAGAAATCCTTTACTGCTCTGTCCGATAACAGAACCCATTCTAGAAGATGCTCCACCCAATCTGCGTGATTCTAGGATACCTTCTTGTTCTTTTCTCCTTATATTATCTCTTCTTTTGAAGAAAGTCTGCTGTGATAATCGGATTGACTGTTTCTGAAACTTAATATCACTATTAAGAGTTTTCTGTATGGACTTTACACTACTATTAGCAGCACTAATACCAATTCCTAGTCTGTTTACAGAGTTTGTTAGATTAGCAATAGCCATATCAGGTCACCACATTATAATTAATTTGAGAATATAATGGGTAGAAGTTATCTACATTAAATGGAACAATGTTAGGAATAGAAGAAGCTTGTGCTGCTTGTTCACTTGGAACCTGTTGTGGTGGTACTGATGCTGGGATTATATTAACTTCAGGTTGTGGTGCTGCTATGGGTCCTACAGCAGATGGTGGAGTTCCCGCATTTCCTGGAGAACTGATTTGTGCTGGAACTGATAAAACTGCTGTAGGTGAACCTCCTGCAGTATTTGATTTACCTATTTCCTGGAAGTTTGCCTGAGAAGTATTTACTTCTGCACCTTTACCCATTCCATCAAAATCAAACATATTACCAGTTATTGCATCAAGGGTTCCAGTGAAACCTCTCATAATACCTTGAGGTATTCCACTTTGTGCTCTAGCAGCATCCATCAACTCTTTCTGTGCCTGTGGATCTCTTCCAAAAAGATTAGATCCAAATGCTTCTAGTATTTCATCAACACTGAAGGCAGCTCCAAGCAAAGTCTTGACTAATCCAATTTTTCCACGTCCTGGTAAAAGAAGAGCAGCTGCAGCAATACCAGCATCAGTATATTCCGCATTATTGAGGTTCATAAATGCAGACATTGTATTAAATAGTCTACCAAGCATTCCTCCACGACCACTACCACCGCGATTATTAGCATTAGGGTTTCTTGGATTTGGTATTCTTGCAGGTAGAGCAGCAGCTCCTACAAGTCTTCTGATTGTATTAGTTGCAATTCTCAATGCACCCCTAATACCATTCATTACTGCTCTGAAAGGTCTCTTGATTAGTCCAGTGTATATTGCATCGAATATCCTTCCAGTAAATCCAGTGATTGTACGGATAGCAGTGCCGATACCAACCTTTATCAGTCTAAAGATAATAAAGGCTTGCCTTAAGGTCTTAAGAATTTCATCTCTGATTTCTTCTAACTTTTTCTTATTTTCTTCTTTTGCAGCTTGTAATGCTTCAAATCCTCTTCCAGTTAACCAAGCGGTTCCTAGTGCTAGGAAAAATCTCTTTAATACCTCCAGAGCACCTGCTGTCTTCTGTCCAATGCTCTGTAGAGGTTTTACTAAGGCACTCTGCAACTTGCGTTCAAATACGCTTTCCTTTCCTGCTGCTAGTGCTTGTTCTGCTAATATCCTTTGCCTATCTTGTTCTTGCTTCTCCTTCATCTGCTCCAAGGCAGATGCTTGTGCCATCTGATTAGAAATAGTCGCCAGGGAACTACCGAAAGAATTCACTCTGATAGAGATCCTTTCTAACTTAATGCCTAGTTGCGCTAGTTGTGCATCAGAGACTTCCGCCATCCCTTGCTCTTTCCTTCAGTGTTTCCTCTTCAATAAACTGCTTGAGAAGTGTAAGATAGATTTCTTTTTCCCAAGGCATCATATTTTCTAGTTCTGTCAAGCTATATTTATGGTGTTGCATCAAGGCAAAATTCACTTTGTAGTATGACTCAAGATCAGCGTGAGCCATACCTACACGAAAAAAGACGATAAACCCTCCAGAACTACTTCACTTTCAACACCAGTCTTTGGATTCTTTACCTTAAACGTATGAGAAAGTTTAGGCATCGTCTCAAAGAAAGTTTCAATCTGCTTGAACTGTTTGGAACTCAACTGTTCCATAAAGTCTGCTAGTTCTTTCTTGGAACACTCTGAAGCAGACCAAGACTCTTCTTCATTATATACCTGCTCAATACAAGATGAAACGATTTCAAATGTATCTTGCAAACTCATATCATCACCAATAGCAAAGTTGCTTTGAACAAACTGTTCCATTGATGGATACTTCATCCTCAGAGTTAGATCATTATCAAGTTTGATATCACGGGAGTGTTTCTTAGTTTCCTGAACTTTAATCTCGTCAAGTGCGATAGTAACAGGAACTTGAGTTACACCATCATCAGGACAAGTTACCATAACATCAACTTCTTCACCAACAGACTTACCACGAATATTGAGGAAGAGATATTCGATATCAAATGTAGAAAGTGCTTCTACTTTAATACCACGAGTGAGAATACAGTTCTTGATAACTGTCTTTACTGCATTTGTAATCTCTTTTGTATCTTCGCTTTCCATAGCGATGATCAAAACCTTCTCCTCTTTCACTAAGAAAGGTCTGTATTTAATTTTCTTTTTAGTCGAAGGCAACGTCAACTCATAGATTGGAGTTGAAATCTTTGGTAAAGGCATAATAAACCTATAATAACAAGTCAGTTGATTTTATTTAGTGGGATATCAGGATCTTACTGGTCCCACCTCATTTCCGTTTTTATCTAAGTTCCTAACAATACTATCATTACCGATAAGTTTTGTTTGACCACTAGCAATCTGCTGTCGTCTAATCAAATCCTCACGATCACTATTCAAAGTGCTCAAGATGTTACTAAGTCCACTAAGACCATCAAAGATCCTATTGTTATCACTCTTTCTAGCATAGTCAAGACTACTGACCTTACCAGCAACATACCTATCATAGTTGAATGATACAGTTGCTCTCAGGATATCAGATCCAGCATATGAAACTGGAGTGCTGTTCAGAGCGATTGGGAACATTCCAAAGAAAGTATACTCAATTGATTGTCTGTAATCACGATCAAACTTGATGATCTTTGTTCTATCACACTTGTAGTCATCAGGATACTGCATTCTGAAGTAATATCCTCTATCTCCTGGATTTTCTCCAGATCCACTAGAGATAAACTCAGTCCAGTGCTCTAAGAACTTCATCGTCTTGTAGTCCTTATCAACATAGAACTCAAGATCAATCTGTGTGAATATTCTGGTGTGCGCCATCTTTTCCTGGACACCCATAAAGTTTCCTGCAATATCTGCAGTTCCTAAAGATGATCCTGGAATGACTGCACTACTACAAAGAAGTCCTGCAGTTTCACCAATAAATCTACTATCAACACCTCTGATTGCTAGGTGCTGACGCAATGGGAAAGATAAACCACCAAAGATCAGTTGATAATGTGATGATTGTGCTAGGTTTGAGAACGTTGGTTTGAACTCTGATATTTTCCTAGGTCTCGGTGCTGACACTCTAAATACCTATACTGGTTTCGTTATTATTATTTAGATGTCATACAAGGGAAAATATTCACCATCTTATCCCAGGAAATATAAGGGCGATCCGACCAATATCATCTATCGTTCTCTCTGGGAACGCAAATTTATGAGATATTGTGACTTGAATGAAAATATCGTTGAATGGCAGTCTGAAGAGATTGCTATTCCATATAAGTCACCAGTTGATAGGAGAATGCACAGATACTTTCCAGACTTTGCTATCAAAGTCAAAGAAAGCAACGGATCTCTCAAAAAATATTTGATTGAGATCAAACCAAAAAAGCAATGTGCACCTCCACAGAAACCAAAGAGACAAACGAAAAAGTATTTGAATGAAGCATTTGAGTATGCTAAAAACCAGGCAAAGTGGAAAGCAGCAAATGAGTGGTGCCTGGATCGTGGTTATGAGTTCAAAGTCTTCACTGAAAAAGAACTAGGTATCTAATATGGCACAACCCACAGATACTGATCTAAATCGTAATAGGGTACGTACTGTATCTGATGGTTTGAATGGAACTGAAGATCCTGATGATTTGATGCTTGAGTTGATGGAGGTGATGAATGAAGGTCCTAAAATACCAGAGGTTGGAAAGTATTACATCTTTGTTTATTCACCCAAAACACCAAACATCACCTACGATCAAAATCCTTTGGTTGCAGTGACTGATGTGTTCTCTTGGGGTTTCCGTGGAGTGAACTTTCACTGGGGTCAGACACGTCAATATACTTGGAATGAAGTGCGTGGTGGACTGTATGAAGCGAACCCAGCAGAGATAAAAGATTTACAAGCAATACCTTTTGGAAATATCAAGCTAAATAACTAAAAAATCTCTAATGTCCAGAGACGAAAAACTAGCCGCTAATATAAGACGCGCTACCAGTACAAGATCCAGAAGTAAATCAGTTTCCTCTAGACCTGCTAGAGGTTTGAATACACCTGGAACTGCTGCTGGAGGCAAATCTCAAGGTGCAAGGGATAAAATCTTACGATATCCACTTGATAGGATTGATAACACCACAGACTACCTATCAATTACTGTAGCAGAATTTAAACCAGCACGACTTGAAAGATTACTTGATAATATTGGAACAATTAAACAACAGGTAAAAAACCAAGCTAATCCAAGTGATCCTGGTACTACTGTAACTCGTGCTGGAGTTCAAAACAATGCTGAGCAACTAGGTAGAAATATTCTAAGTGGAGTACCACAAATCTCCAACAGATTAGCAGATAATGGTGTATTCAATAGAAAGAACGCACAATATTATATCACATTACCAATACCAAACGGCATCACTGATGCAAACTCAGTGAACTGGGGTGAAGATTCTCTCAATCCACTGC